ACTTGAAGTTTCAGGAAACACTTCATTATATAACGGTTCTGCAAGAATGTTTTGGTCAGCACCAAACTATGGTTATTTTGAACTATCAAGTGTTACAAAACCTAATTACAATGAATACTTTAAAGAAGTTTATAGTAATAACAATCCCCAAGAACCGTTTAAGTTTGGACAAACGTATTCAAAAATTGAGGATATGTTTGGAGTGTTTAAAACAGAAATATTAGATGCATTTGAAAATGAATTTTTAAACTTTTCAAAATCATTTAATGATATTAGTTCTGAAAACATTACTGATAATACTTTTGTTAATAGAAATTTTCAATCTTTACTAACTAATGCACTTACAATAAATCAAGTTGATGGTAGTGAAAACGGTGATAACTACACAAAAGATGTTAGTGAAAAACAAATGAACAATTTGACAACAATATTGAAACAATTTATCAATTATGATGTTGTCTTTAGATTTGGTAACCCGAGTAATTTTAACAGAAAATTATTTGTTACATTTACAACTGATGCTCAATATAACATATATGACAAATATGTGTGGGAACCTTATATACAAAATACATTACCAACAAGTGGTGGAACCATAACACAAAATCAATCTGAGTTAATAAATCCTGATGCATGGAAAACAATGTATACCTATGTTGGATTTGCAAGTCAAAGTGGTTTAACCTATTCAAATAGTGGTAGTTATTATACCGACTTTTTTGTTGATGCAAATATGGAATTCACAAGTGTAAATATTATTACATTTGCACCAATTATAAAAATGTATGGAACTCAAAAATTATTGAATAATGGTAATTATACTTTTGGTGATTTTAAAACAAGTGTTAACGAATACTACACTCAAAATGAAACATCTTTAAATGAAGTTCTTAATTTGGTCACATCAAATCTTAATAAAAGATTACAATCATATACTGTAGTTGCAGACAAACCAATATTATCCGCAATTGATGGAGCTCAACCAAAAATAGAATTATACGAAGCCTTCAAATCATTTAATGACAAATGGATAGCCGGTGGGGAATTTAGAGATAGAACATTGTTCCAAGATGTCTTGTTTTTAGATAGAGCTAATAGAGATATTGGTGATAGAGTCTATGTTGATGTTTTTAAATTAAAAGATTTCTTCTCAGGTTCAACATCAATGGATACAAGAATTATTGATTTTGTTAGTAGAATTATTGCTGATAATAAATTTATAATGATGCCTCTTCCAGCCTACATGAATTTTTGGGGGGTTGGAGATGTTAAACAAGGTGTCCCACCAAATGCTGAAAAATCGTCTGAATTGGCAAATTCTTTATTTGGAACATTTTTAGATGTTGACTATAGAGATTCACAACCAAAATTGGTTTGTTTTTATGCTGGTAAACCAAGTGAACATTTGGATATGAGAGAAAATGCTGACTATAGATGGAGAACAGATGCTTTTGATTTAACCAGAATATCCGACATGCCATTGGTTGATAAATTACAAAACAAAACAGATTGGGCCCAATCCAATAAAGTTGTTGGATTTAATGTTGATTTCGGAACAAGAAATCAGGGAATGTTTTATAGTATACAGTTAGACCAAAACACCGCAGCGGCAACAACAGAAGCTAATATGGTGGTTACAAATATGGCCAATAGAGCTGGTGGTAGACCAACAACTAATCAAAACGTATCATTATATAATTTATATAAAAACCGAAGTTATGAGTGTAGAGTTGAGTCCATGGGTAATATGATGATTCAACCAACAATGTACTTTAACTTAAGATATGTTCCTATGTTTAGAGGACCATATATGATTCAATCGGTAGAACACAGTATTGATGGTGGTCAGTTTAGAACTTTTTTCACAGGTGTTAGGATGCCTGTATATTCATTACCGTTAATAGAGCAACAATTAATATCTATTAACCAAAACTTATTAACTGAATTAGTTCAGAGTGTTAGACGAACTAAAGAAACCGAATCAACTGGTGCACAACCAGCTGTTAACACTATTACTATTGGTAACTCAATTCTAACTAATGTTAAATACACACCAGGGTTCCAATCTGAATGTTTTGCGGACATACAAAACGCTAATATAAATTATCAAAGATTTACGGGTATTGAAAATACACAACAGAGTATTACGTTTAGTGATTTGTGTTCTTTAATTGGACAAAATGCTGAAACAAATCCGTTAAGAGCGATAATATTCTTTATAGCTTACATAAATGGCCATGATGATAATAAGGTTTATAGTTTTAATAATGATTTAGGTGGTACCCCTTTAGGTGGATTACCATTCCCACAAATATCATATGGAGGTAGGGATGTATACTTTAAAAAAGAATATGCTTGTAAATCAAATCAAAATGGTACCGCGTTACCATATGCTATTTTTGAATCATACGAAAATTCAATAAAGTTCATTAGAGATTATTTTTCACCAAATGGTAGTACTAATACAGGTATTTTATTTAGTGACCCTGATTACACTTGGAACACTAAAGAAAAGTATATTGGTGCCATGGTTGATATCTATCTTAGATATTGGCCACAAGGAAGAACAAAAGAAGAAGTTGAAAGATGGTTAAAAACTAATAAGACATCAGTTGAAAAAATAATAAAATACGCCGAAAGAGCAATTGAAATTTCAATACAAAATAAACTAATTAACATATCTTAATAACTTGCTATAGTTAAAGATATTTATATAAAAAACAAATTATGGATATTAAAACACATTTAGACAATTATCTTGGTAAAAACTCAAGATATAGTGAAAAAAATACCGGTAATGGTTATACTGAAGTATGTGATTTAAGCACTGGTGATTGTTATACCGTTAGAGATAGAGACGGATTGATTGAGAGAGTTGACAACACACTTAAAACAAATAAACGTGTTCAAGTTGAAACACCACACGGTGTTAAACAACTTTTAAATGGATAAAAATGAGTATAGATTCTAAAATAATTCAAGAAATTAAAAGATATAATTCTATTAATAATTATATTTTTGAACAAGACGCGGCAGCCGTTGACCCTTTAGCTGCACCTGCAGACCCAACAGCCGCTGACCCGTTAGCAGCACCTGCAGACCCTACAGCAGGAGCTGCGGCCGACCCAACATTAGGAGCTACCGCAACACCAACTCCTGAAGTAATTGATACCGCAACAGATACTGAGGTAGAAAAAATTGGTGATGATGGTGCAAGTGAAGAAAGTTCAGAAGGTGAAGAATTAGATATTACTGACTTAGTTAATTCTCAAAAAAAGGTAGAATCTAAACAAGAAGAATATTTTGACATGATGTTCAAACAAATTGAAGATATGCAAAGTAAATTAAATTCAATGGACCAAGTTTTTGAAAAATTAAATTCAATGGAAGAAAAGATTGAAAAGTATAGACCAAAAACACCACAAGAAAAATTAGAATTGAGAAGTTTAGATAGTGGACCATTCCACCAAAAACTTTCTGATTTTTTCCAAGACAAACAAGATGATATGGAAAAGGCGGGTAAGAATGAATATGTATTAACCTCAGATGAAGTTGAACAAATAGTACCATCAGACATTAAAAAGTCTTTTGATAATTATGGTGTAGAACCAACACAAACATCTTTCAAAATGGGTTAATTTTAATAAAACCAGATTGATTTTTTAAAATTTTCAACTATATTATAAGGGTCACATTCTGACCCTTTTTTATTTTATAGACTTGGTAACTGATTTGACGATACAGATAAATTAACCTATAATTAAGAATTAACTTAAACTTTTAAAATTATGATGAGCTCACTTGACGCAGTACTGGCACAGTACGAAAAAAACACACAATCATTTGGTGACACAAACAGAATGTCCCAAGAAGAAAGAATGAAAAAGTATTTTGCTTGTATTCTCCCACAAGGACAATCACAAGGACAACGCAGAGTACGTATCCTTCCTAGTAAGGATGGTTCCTCACCTTTTAAAGAGGTTTGGTACCATGAACTACAAGTTGGTGGTAAATGGCAAAAATTTTACGACCCAGGTAAAAACGATAATGAACGTTCACCATTGAATGAAGTTCATGAAGAATTGATGGCTACAGGTAAAGAGTCAGACAAAGAATTGGCTAAACAATATAAATCTCGTAAATTCTATATTGTAAAGGTTGTTGACCGTGACGCTGAAGAAGAAGGTGTAAAATTCTGGCGTTTTAAACACAACTACAAGAATGAAGGTATTCTTGACAAAATTATTCCAATTTGGAGACAAAAGGGTGACATCACTGATTCAGATAAAGGTCGTGATTTAGTTATTCAGTTGGTTAAATCTAAAACTCCTGGAGGAAAAGATTACACAACTATTCAAACCATTATGCACGATGACCCAACAAAACTCCATGAAGATGAGAAGGTTATGAAAGAGTGGTTGATGGATGAGTTAACTTGGAATGATGTTTATTCTAAAAAACCCGTAGAATATTTGGAAGCAATTGCTCGTGGAGAAGAACCACGTTGGGATAGTGAAACAGGTAAATATCTTTACGGTGATAGCGCAATCATGTCAATGGGTGGTGGTAAATCACAAACACCAATGGACCCACAAATGAATGCTGAAGTTGACGAAGATTTACCATTCTAATTTAACTGAGCATGGACACTTACATAGACATAGTGTCCATGCTCTTTTTTTTTATAAAAAAATAATATACACATAGACAATGGCGATTAAAAAAAATAATGACTTTGGGTCGGTAAAGAAAAAGTTTTCTTCTTCCGCAAAATATAAACCACAAAGGTTTTTTGATTTAGGAAAAGACTTTTTGGATGCTGTAGGACTTCCAGGTCCTTCTATTGGACATCTTAATATGTTCTTGGGTCACTCTGACACAGGAAAAACAACTGCTGCCGTAAAAACAGCTGTGGCTGCGCAAAAGATGGGTATTTTACCTGTTTTTATTATTACAGAACAAAAATGGAGTTTTGAACATGCTAAACTTATGGGATTTGACTGTGATGAAGTAGTTGATGAAGAAACAGGTGAAATGGATTGGGATGGTTTCTTTATCTTTAATAACAATTTCAGTTATATTGAACAAATTACTGATTACATCAATGAGCTTTTAGATGCTCAAGAAAAAGGTGAGATTGATTATAGTTTGTGTTTCATTTGGGATTCGGTAGGTTCAGTACCTTGTAAGATGACATACGAAGGTAAAGGTGGTAAACAACACAACGCTGCGGTACTTGCCGACAAAATTGGTATGGGCATCAACCAACGTATTTCAGGTTCAAGACGAGCCGATTCAAAACACGAAAATAGTCTTGTTATTATCAACCAACCATGGGTTGAATTACCTGACAAT